CTGAACCTGCACATAGTAGAACTAATTCACCAAATCTAAATCCAAATAATTTTTTATTTAGTCCATTCCATAAATAAGGAATAGATGGAACTTCATTATCTTTTAATAAAAGATTAAGTGTATCTTGACCTAATATTATTCCTTGTGGTGTAAATTGTTTAGCACCCCAAACACTGTCAATCAGTTCAACTTCTTTACCTTGAAGTAAAAGTTCGTTTGGGTCTTTTGCTTTGTATCTTGCAATCTTTACTTTCTTAACTGGTAATACTTCGGAACATTCAAGACTAGCTTGTGTACCTGCTTCATCAGTATCAAACATCAAAATTATATTTTCAAATTTTGACAACCACTCTAATTCTCTTTTGATATATTTTTTTGCAGACGTAGCTCCTGATGGAACTGACACAACAGGATATTTGTTATTTGAACAAACTTGTGAAACAGTCATACAATCTATTTCACCTTCTGTAATAACAACCATCTTACCACCATCTCTCCAGTTGTTCTGACCAAATAAAGTAATGTCTTCTAAATCACCTAACCAAATAAAACTCTTGTCAGGAAATCGTAAATGCTGTGCAACCTTTTGGAATTTTTTATTGTAGTAATTAGCTATCTGAACAGGTTGTCCATTATAAAAACCAACTTCATAATTAAAAGTTTTACAAGTATCTAATTTAATTTTTCTAGAAGTTAGAGCTTGTACCTCTCCTGTAATCATATTTGTAATTTGTTTTGGTTCTGTTTGACTATTGTCGTCTGTGGTATTCTTCCTAGTATGACAACCAAAACAATAGGTATGGTCTGAATAAACTCCTAGATTATCTTTTGAACCGCAATCAGGACAAGGAGAATGACGAATGAAAATACTTTCATTGTAAGACATCTGCCTTTTTCATCTCTTGAATATCGAGGTCGCCAACAGTACCCCAACTGTATTTGTAATTTGGAATATCTTCGTTTCTTAAATAATCTTGAACATCAAAATTAGGACAAGTCTTTTTTGGATTAATTTCATTATGTCCTATTATTCTTGCATTAGGATATTTTTCTACCCAGTTAGTAAGAACTTCTTTTAAACTTTCCCACTGTTCTGCTGTAAAATTATCCTCGTTTTTATTGTCTTCTGATAGACCACCAACTAAACAAACTGATGTACTTCTATCGTTGATTTCTACTGCGTGTGCTTGGAACTCGTCATCTTCTCTCCCCTGTTCTATTGTTCCATCTCTTAAAATAACTTTTGCATATCCTATCTTTAACCAACCTTTTTCCCTGTGCCATCTATCTATAACTTTAGCATCTACGTTCATTGATGGTTTAGAAAGACTACAATGTACGACTATAAAATCAGTTTGTTTTCTTGGCATTTTTTATTTCTTTTATCCATTCGTCAGGAAATGGAAGTTTCGTTGATGCAACGCAGTGATATTTAAAACCAAATAAATCGCACCACTTTGCGTAAGTTGTTTGTGATTTTTTTCCAATCTTGTTTTTAGAATTTGAAAATACAAATCGTAAATCTAAATTTGGATTTTGTTCTTTGATAATCTTATGCTTCTTTCTATCTTGTGAATTAAAAGCACCTTTAGTTTCAACACAGAAAGAACCAGTTATTGGAAAATCTACAGTGTATGTTTTCTTTGTTTCTGGCATAGAATAAACAATCTTTTTACCTTCATAAACAAAATTTACTTTTGCATTTTTTAAAAAGTTATAGACAATTTCTTCTAAGCCAGATTTCAAAGTTACACTTTTAGAAATCGAAACTTTTCGATATTGATGTTTCGGTTTCATTTGTGCTTGTTGATGTTGCTACATAACCATCTTCTTCTTTCAGAAGATTATTGAATGAAGCAGGTTCTTGTAGTTCTAAAACTTGAACTGCTTTTATTCTACCAGTAACTCCTACACCAATGAGTGGACTGTTATATCCAACTAGTGCAAAAACTACTTTTAACTTTGACCCTGCACCAATTAACTTATCAACTGGAAAAGGATTTTTCTTTGCATCAAAAAGCATAGGTCTTTGATGAAAAGGCATATTAGTTTTTTTAGATAAACCTGATGCCTTTAATTTTAATTTAATAAGAACAAATTCTCCTTGAACATTGTAAAGTTTAGGAGCAACTTTTACATTCTTACCTTTGTTTGCTTTTTCAAAATCAGAAAGAACTTCCTTTGCATAACTATCTATTTCACTAATGATTTTAGTAGCATCAGATTTTCGGATTTTGAGTGTTACACTGTATTCTCCTGCTTCAATATACTTTGTGTCAGGTCTATTGAGTTTAGGATAAACAGCTTCACCGACTGGACTAACCAGTACTTTTTGTTCTAACATATATTTACTCCTATATGTTTGTTGTTATCTGAGAGTGCAAGATATATGCACTGATGTATATGTCCTTGATTAAATACAGAAGAAAGGACTATCCTTTACTAACTCTAAGTTTAAATCACCTTTAGGTGGTATTGTTGGAAATTTCTTTTGATTTTTAATAGATAACATTGCGTAAATATCATCACTAAATTTTTTTAGTATGTCTTGTTTATATATTTCACAAAATGCTTCTCGTATTGCTTTACTCATCTTAGGCACATCAGGTGCTATAACTCCAAAACTATCGTGTATTACACTAAAAGTTTTAACACCTTCATTATGAGCTTTGACGACAGCTAGTTGTAATAAACTAGCATCAAGTGAATGAATAAAATCAGCACAAATTTTATTAGATGTTTTACGTTTATCTATTTTTTTAGTGTCCTCTCTAAATGAAAGATAAATAGTATCACCTATTTTTGTCTGAACTCTTTTTGATTTTTGTTCATAACAAGCTATTTGTATAGGAAAGTTTAGTGGACTTATCCAAGTTACAGGTAAATTTTCTGATGAAGCTAGTTGTGTAATCTTTTTTAAATACTTCATAACTTGTCTAGCACCAACTATTACTTCGTGTATTGCAGTCCAAATTAATGGTGTCAGATATTGTGTGGCCTTAAATAAATCATCACCAAAATTATGATTTATATTTTTATCTATCTTTTGTGTTTCAATATGTTCAGCAAGATAACGTCTGCAAGTAAACATAGTTAAACTATATGGCAGACACATAACTGGTTTTTTAGTTATCTTTCTATCTATCCCATAAGATAACCACTTCTTAGCCATCTCATCATTTTTTGTTTTTAAAATTTCAATTAATTTATTTGCAACTATTCCATAAACGTCATTTGGTTTTTCACTAGCAACTAAATTAGTTGCAGACCCACCAATGGTGTCTCGCATCAATGCAGAATAATGTTGAAGGCCTGAGTTAGAACAATCCATCTGCAATGGAAGTGTAGTTATAAAACTTGCATCAAAGTCTGTATCTGCAAAAGATTTATACTCATTACACCAAGCTAAGAATTGAAAAGGTTTATCTGCATTTGTCCAAAACTTTTCATCAAAAGGTGATTTTGCTGAAGCTAATATTTTATTTTCATTAGCTCTTACCCAGTCAAGTCTTGTATTTAAACTTTCTTTATCTGCTTCTCCAAATAAATTAGAACCTGCAACTGCAAAGTTTCTAAAACTTTCTTCATCAGCAATAGGTTTACCATATTTAAAAGTCAGTAATGATTTTGCATAGTCAGCAGATTGATTAGTAAGTAATGCAGGTTTTGTATAAACCCTTCCTCTTGTATCTAATTGCATAGGATAACAGAAATGACTGAAGTTCATTAGTTCTTTAGCAGTGTCCAGTATCATTTTGACTTGTATAAACTTGGAACTATTTCTTGTTTTGTCTTCGTGCCATTTTGCTTTTAGTCTTTTCCATTTTTTTAAACTGTCTGGGTTTGTATCAATGTCATAAGGTCTTGGTGGTACATCAATACTTTCAGGATTAATTGGTAGCTTTCCTATCTTTATAGATTTATCCCAACATTCATTAATAACTTTGTATATAAAAGTATTTATTGTCCATTCTGTTTCTTGCAAAATATTTACAGAACCCCAAACACTGGGCATCTCGTCCCATTTGTTAGCCATCTCCTGTAGTAATTGATTATTTGTTCCCTTTACGA